CAAAACCTGAGAAGTTAGTATGGTTAAAAATCTATTTTTTGATAGTGAAATAAGAGGTCGTTCTACACCCTTTGGCCCAACCCCACAACCAGTTGTAGTTCAAGATATAATTGTAAATGAAGAACACCCAGAATATTCTGGTGATGGTTTTAATATTGGAACTGTGTTTTTCAAATACACCGGAATGGGCGGACACCACACCACTAGAGAAAGCCTATTCAGTGCTCGTCCAATGGATATTAGTATGCAAGAGTATCCATTGGTCGGTGAAACTGTGTTGGTTCAAAAAATAGAAAATGTTCATTATTATACAAAAAAGATAAATGTAAATAAAACATTGCAATATAATGCTTTGCCAAATTCAATAGAACGTTTTAGGGGAGCTAAATCACAACAAAATAGAACTATACAGAGTGAACAAGCTAAAAATGATATATTACAACAAACGGATGGTAGTATACCAGAAGAACCACTTTTTAATTCAAGTTACACCCCAAGAGAAAATGTAAACAGTTTAAAATATTTTGATGGAGATGTAATTTTACAAAATCGTTTTGGGGCTACAATACGTCTTGGTTCTTCGCAAATGCAAGATTCATTTAATCAAAACTGTCAAATAACTACAAATGATAATGGACAAGAAATTTGTGTACTGGGACCAACAAATAGTGGTAAAACTGATGCTATTTTAGTCATGAGAGTTGGTCAAAAACAAAATTCAAACACAACAACTGACACCTCATACGCACTTACAGTAGAAGATATAAACTTAGATTCTTCTTGTTTTGTTATGTCAGAAAAACAAGATATAAATTTTTATTTTTCTTCTAATTTTTTTACATTAGAAGAATTGGAAATAACAGATTATAAACAAACCATAGATGATGGAACGGGAAATAATAAAACTGTACTGTCTGAAAATCAAGCAATTTTGAATAGTGGTAGAATTGTTTTAAATTCAAAAGACAATGATGTAATACTTTCATCAGAACGAGATAGTATTTTTGGTAGCAATAGAAATGTAATTGCTGACGCCGGCAATAATATTTATTTAAATCCGGCTGTTGGTAAAATATTTTTAGGGACCATATCGGGTGATAACTCAGTAGCAAAATATGAAGAGTTAAAGGTGGTTTTAGAAGATATATTGAATATGATACGTACATTATCAACTACTCCCGCATCACCGGGAGCGCCACTATCACCTCCAGTTGCTGCCAAAGTATCTAGTACGTTATTAAAAATATTTGACATAGAAAGCAACCTAGTTAAAATAAGAGACTGAACTATTTATAAAGGAACATAGGAGTACATTATGACTAGTAAAGAATTATCTAAATTAATCAGAGAGTTTGTTAGAAAAGAAATTGAACACCAAAAGGCAGAGATTATCAAAGAAGTCAAAGCCGAAATGTTTGATTTAATGATGGCTTCTAATAGACCACAACCACAACTACAAACCGAATCTGTTCAAGTAGGTACTGGTGGAACAGGAACACCAACCGCAACCGACATGACAAGAGAATCACTTAGAGAAATGTTTACATCTAAGTTAGGCATGGACATGGACTCGTTTAATTTTAATACGCAAAATGTCCAAGTCGGTCAACCACCAACACTACCACAATCATTTAATGGTGGTCCAATTACAGAAAAACACCAAGAAGTATTTGATGTAATGAATAAAGATTACGGTCAGTTGATGAAAAAAATGGGAATCTAATAAATGGCTAGGGGATTCACATTACCACTTGAACGAGGAACAGGAGGATACTTTCAAACATCCGAAACTGTATTAGAACAGGTCAAGAGTAATTTTATTAATTTAATTTTAACAATCCCCGGCGAAAGATTCAACAATCCAGAGTTTGGTTGTGATATTCATAGATTGGTTTTTGATTTTAACAATGATGATTTTTCTATGGAAGCTAAACGTGTTGTCAGAGAGGCGGTAGAAAGGTGGATGCCATATTTGGAATTAGAAGAATTTGTTTTTCAACCAACAGATGACGATAAAAATAATTATAGAGCTAGTATGTATGTAAAATATAGGTTATCTGAAAATCCTAACTTCAGTGATGAAGTATTGATACAATTTTGAGGATATTAAATGGCAATCAATAGAACTTCAACTGTTAAGTCGTCTAATTTAGTAGATAAAAAACAGGTAAAATATTTAAACAAGGATTATTCTGAGTTTAAGAAAAATTTGGTTGATTTTGCTAAGTTTTACTTTCCAGATACCTATCAAGATTTTAGTGATGCTTCTCCGGGGTCTATCTTTATTGATATGACTTCTTATATTGGAGATGTCCTTTCTTACTATACAGACTATTCCTTTAGAGAAAGTTTATTAGCATATGCACAAGAACGAGAAAATATTATTGCAATTGCTCAGGGATTGGGATTTAAACCAAGATTGACATCACCATCCACTTGTAAGGTTGAACTGTCTGTTCTTGTTCCGGCCGATGCCGATGGAAATTTAGATACTAAATTTTTACCTCGTATTGACGCTGGGTCTACATTTGGAGCTACAACACAATTTGATGCCGGAACATTTTTGACTCAAGATATATGTGACTTTGCTGATAGTACTAATTTAGATTCTAGACCATTTTCGGTAGATAATACAACAAATTTAACTACCACATATATTCTTACAAAGAAATGTACAGTTGTTTCTGCCACCGAAAAAACTTTGGAATACACTGTCTCCAATCCTACAAAATTTCTAAATATAGAAATATCAGATTCAAATGTAGTTGAAATAGTATCTGTGATAGATGATGAGGGTAATGTTTGGTATGAGGTAGATAATTTGTCGCAAGATTATAGATTTGAAGACACTATAACTAGTGTGCTAAATTCTAGGACAGCACCCCTTTATACTATAAAAAGAGTTAAAACAAATCGTAGGTTTATTACCAGATTGAATAGAGATAACAAAATAGAATTAATATTTGGGTCAGGAACGGGTGATTTAGACGATGTATATGAAAACCCAGACTATAAATCTGTATATGACCAACAGTATCTACAAAATATGACCAATGTTTCACTTGATACTCTTAATTTTACAAATAGTAATTCATTTGGATTAGCTCCAGCAAACACAACGTTAACCATTAGATATAGAATTTCTAATGGACTTCGTTCTAACGTTCCATCTGGAACAATTACCAAAGTTAATAATATTAATGTTCTAAATGAAACCAGAACTCTCAGTCCTGCAGACCTCTCCACGTTTAATACAATGGTTTCTAGTATTACAGTAATTAATCAAGAACCTGCAACTGGCGGCCTTGGTAGTCCAACAACAGAACAATTAAGACAAGCTGCTATTGGGTTTGTAAATGCACAAGGAAGGGTCGTAACAAGTCAAGATTATGAAAAACGTATATTGTCAATGCCTTCTAAGTATGGAGCGGTGGCTAAAGTATTTGCTATAAAAGATGCCGGCATCAGTGATATAGAAAAGTATCAAGATAATGAAGGTGAAGATGGTGGTATAGATAACGATGTTATATATGTAGATGACAGTCCTGTAAATAATAATGTAAATTTATATATGTTGGGTTATGATAGTGATAGAAGATTAACTAGTTTGAATAGTGATGTAAAAATAAATGTAAAAAGATTTTTACAAGGTTATAGAATGATGACCGATAGAATTAATATTCTAGATGCATTTAGAGTTTCCATTGGAGTAAATTACACTATTGTGGTTTATAAAGGGTATAATTCATATGAAGTTTTAGCAAGATGTTCTGATGCTATAGCTCAATATTTTAATATTGATAATTGGAATATTAACCAACCAATTATAATAGATGATTTGGTAGCAATTTTAGCCTGTGATGTTGAAGGTGTTCAGTCAATAGCAAATATTGATATTGTAAACAAATACCAACAACGTGATGGCAACGATTATGCTCCATATCAATACAATGTTTTAGTAAATGGTGGAAATAGAAGTAACAACATCATATACCCATCCGCAGACCCGTGTATATTTGAGTTACGTTACCCACAAAACGATATCGTAGGGACGGCACTACAATGAGTAGAGTATATTTAGAACCAACCAAGGACGCTACTATCTATGAAGTATTCAATACCTTAAATACGGGATACGATGAGATACTAGAAGTCGGTAAGTTAAGAAATGACAGACAATACACTAATGGCGCTGTCCGTTCGTTAATACAATTTGATTTGACCGACTTACAGGGAGCGCCTACAACATCTGTGGTCTTTCTTAACTTGACCGTTGCACACTCAGAAAAACTTCGTCAAGATGAGTTAGTGTATATCTGTCAAGTATCAAGTTCTTGGAACGAGGGTTCTGGATATACAATGCAAACACCATTCGTTTCTGATGATGGTGTGACTTGGAGAACAAAAACAAGTGGGTCATACTGGAACGCTAGTGGAAGTGACTACCTAACCGACATCGTGGTCAGTCAATCCGTAACCGATTTAACCAATGATGAACTAAGAATAAATGTAACAGATTTGATTGCTCCAATGATTTCTGGGTCATCACTGACCGACAACTATGGACTAATTTTATTCTTTACGGGTAGTTCGGAGGAAGATGACAACAACGAAGGCAACATTAGATTCTTCTCAAGACAAACACACACAGTACACGAACCACGACTAGAACTTGCTTGGTTAAACCAAACATTTACAACTGGTTCGTTGTCACAACTATCAAATTTTGACATTGAGTTAGCACCAAAGAACTTAAAGTCAGAATACACAAAAGGTGACAAATCAAAACTATACTTTACAGTAAGAGACAAGTATCCTGCTAAAACATACACAAATACTTCCAGATTCAGTAACAAATATTATCTACCATCTGGTTCACAATTTAGTATTGTTGACGCTGGGTCAGGAACAACGGTTGTTCCATTTGACCAATACTCGCACGTTGATTGTGATACTGTTGCGTCATATGTCTTAGTTGATACAACACCATTATACAAGAACAGACATTACGACTTAAAGTTAAAGGTTACTTTAGGTAGTGAAACAATGATAACAAAACCATTTAGGTTTAAAGTTGTATGAGTAATTTAAATGGAAGAACATTTGTTGCTAGAGTCACTAGTAATTTAGAACCAATATCTACAGAATCAACCTTACCAGAATTGGCTGTATATCCAAGTGAGGTAAAAAGAATTGTAGTTAAAAGGGTAAAACAAAATTATCTTGAACCACAATTGATAAAATTAAGAACTAATACATTTGAAATAATTCAAAGAAATTTTAATGAAATCTATAATACAGAATTTGAGGAATTTTAATGCTTACTTCTGCAAATTATAAACAAAATATTGGTGACCCAAGAATACAAATAGGAGAAAAAATCCAACGTGTACTCACGGACCCCCAGTATATAATTTCTAGAGATGAATCTAATTTTTATTTTGGAGTAGATAGACCTAGAGAATTTATTGAAATGCATTTTTATGTGCCCAATACAGAAACTCTTGTGTACTCTGCAGCAATACCGTTTAATTCAGGTATATCAGAGGGAAGTGGGTCGTTTATAAAATTAACAGATGTAGACGAAACAGATAAGATGTTAAATTTTGAATTATTTTTGTGGAATCAAGACGGACAATTACCAATTAATATACAAGATAACTACCTTAGTGAATTACAGTCTGGATTTTATGATGTTGTTATAAACTTTTTTGCAGATGAAGTTGGAACATATGAAGATATTAATTGGAGAATAAAATCTGTATCTCCATCAAGAACAGAAATTGTGCTTCACGCCGCTCCAGAAACAGATGGGTCAGGAGTTGTAAATTTTGACGATAAAATTACTAGAGACTATGAACAGTTTACTACTAGTTCTATATATTTTAATGATTTTCGTGAAATTTTATTAGAAAATATAAATCCACAAGATGACGATACTTTAGATTCGATGTATCACGATGTAGAAGACAAACTAACACAGACTCAAACAGATTTTATAGAGAACAGTTATAGTTATAATGATTTTGAAAATGATGTCATACATATATTAAAAACTGTAGCGTATGATATAAGTGATTGGATGGCTACAGAAAAAAGTTCAAATCTCTCCGGCGGCGCCAGATACAGAATACAACAAGATAGATTTGAAAAACAATTGGATGAAATATTAGATTCGGTTGTGGGTGATCATGAAGTAAAGCTAAGGTTGAACGCATCAGGTCAAATTCCATTTATAATTAACGAGTGAAAAAATGCCAGTAAAATTTTATGCAACAGTTAATAATAACGACAAGATAACTACCTTACTAACTGAGCCTACTAAGTTTTCGAGAACGTATACTAACGGTCATCTTCCAACTGAAGACGGTGATGAAGACGTAATTCAACGATATCGTATTGAATTGGACAATGAACCTGACATAAAAATAAAATTTCCTGCTAAAACTAACGAAACCGGAGATGGCACACTATTCGAAATATTTTTTGAATCTCAAAATCAAGATGGCGATTGGGAAGAAATAAATAATACAGAAATAGATTACCGTGATTTTAGTAATGACAGATATAATTTCAGAATTCGTATAAACAAAAATGTATTACAATCTTTAGATGGAACTGTACAATCAAATAAGTTTTTAAGAAATTTTATACTAAACGGTTTATCAACTGGTCAATATGGATTTAGATTAAAAAATAGTGTATTGTCTTTTGAAAATATGTCTGTATCTAGAGTTACTTTAGAGGTGAATCTTTTAAAAGATGGTGAAGTAGTAGATTTTCCAGAAAAATCTAATAATTTATTTGGAGTACGAAAAAACCCTCTTGATGTTGGTGTATTTAGAACCCAACCTTTAGTAAAAGGATTTATTGATGACAACAGACCAAATACCTTTTTTATTGAATTTGAAAGAACTGGGTTTGGAAGTGATGTTGATGATGAATATGAAATATATTTTAAAAGTAGTCTTAATGGATTAGAGACTGATACTTCGTTGCCATTTAAATTAATTAGTGGGCAGTTTGTTGAGGAAAGACAAGAATATATGACCAGAATGACAGTCAATGGTCAACAAACATTTTCAGAAGATATAAATGTATTAGAAAATGGACAGATAGATATACCAGAGGTTGGAGTATTGGTATATAAATTCGACCCCTCCTCAGGCGACACCTTTGGTGCCAGTTTACGAGAAGATGAAATTTATGCATTCTATATAAATGCTTCGGGAGTTAATGTTAATATAGATGGTTTAACAATAGGTGGTCTAAAGCCTGACCCACAGAGTACAACCGGAACAAAAACGTTTGGTCCGTTCTCACCAAACATACCAGTAGAAATACGCGGGGAGATGGGTGTTGGTAACACCGGAAGATTAACATTGACTCATTATGCATATTTGAGTGATGAACTGGGAGAGCAATTGTTTGATGATTACGGAAACCCAGTATCTTCACAATTAGACACACAACAGACCGTGTTTAACTTACAAAAACAAACACCAACTGACCCACCACCAACTGACCCACCATTCAATCCAAGTCAACTATTTACATTAAATACAGCACAACCTCCTCGTGTGGTTGACATTATTGCTACCAGACCCATTCCTTTTTATCTTAATGATGATGGTCAACCTTTAGAAGCGGGAGAGTCTATACCTTTGGCCTTAAGAGTTAGAGAGGTATTGTTTGATGGTCCAGCTTCGGGCAGTATTAGTTTTGTTCTTGAGTTTGATGTAGATAACCCAACTGAAGGTGATTCAAAAGATACATATTTACAATACAGACAAGTTAATGGTTCCGACCAACCAAGTTGGTATACGATACCAAATGATGTTACTTCAATATATGAAGATGGAATAGACAATCCCAGTTCTCCTATTTTGTTAACCACAGAAAGAGTAAGTACAGGTGCAAATTTGGTTCGAATCGGTCTAACTCCATACACTACAACTTTACAAGATGTTTATGAATTTAGGTCAATATCAGTAACCAACCCAGATATAAAAACATTAGGTGATGATAGAATTACATTAATTGATTTGTCTCCAAGCGGTGACATCGACGAAACGTATATTAACCGAGCCTTTTAACCCAGAGTTTACATAATGCCACAACATCGTGACGAACAAAATGAAAATGGCGGCGATTTAGAAAGCGGCAGAAGAACTGGTACCGGAAATACTGGCACTGGAAATACTAGCGGCGGAAATACTAGCGGCGGAAATACTAGCGGCGGTGGTGGTCCTATAAGCACAACAATAAATGGTCAATCGGGAACCCTTGTATCTTTTGATTTTGAAATTACAGTAGAAGAACACGTAACTGTTCCTCTTAAGAGTATTTTAAAAGAATTAATTCTCACCAAATTCAGACCGGAATTCGATGACTATTACGATGATATGCGTGTTGCCAAAACATTACTCAATCTTCGTAATGATAGACAGGTTCCAATTTTAAATTGGAAATCTGTAGGTGAGGTTGAATATGATGAAGATGGAACAATTACAGGATATCCAGAAATTGCATTAAAATTATTAGAACCATTAGATACAACAGAGTATCCTATAGATACAAGTGCATTTATTTCTAGAGAAATGTTAAGTAGTGTATATGAAAAATTACACTTTTTGACTATTGAAGAATTACTGGTTCCACAATTAAGACCCGCTCAAAATGTTTCTATTGGCAATTTGTCTAGGGTAACCGCTACCTTAGAAGAACTCATTCCAAATATTGCTGGTGGTGAAGGAACCTTGCAAGGAATAAGCGAATATAGAAATTATGTGACAAATAATATATTAGAAAGTTTGTATAATAATAACTCAGGATTTGATATAAATGTAGACTATTCTAATTTTGAAAATTTTGTTACATTTGGGTCGGCACAAAAACGTTTGGATGTATTTAAAGCTAAATTAGAACAAATAGAGAATTATGTTTTAGACGCTCCAATATACATTGAAAATCTTAATATTTCTGCATCCGCTGCCGATACTGGAAGCTATGAAACAGTTTTTGGAACTCTTTCAATTGATTCGGTTGGTAGTGCTAGTTTAGAATTAACTGGTTCTTCTAATCTTTATGATGTTCTTTACAATGGCAATACTGTAGATGAAACGGCCATTAACAGTTCAATTAATACATCTATTAAGATACAAGAGTTGATGCGTAGTTTTGATGGATATGAAAAAGAATTGTGGTTTAGAACAGGACTAGAATATACTGCATCAAATGGTGAATACTATAATACAACACAATATCAAACAGATGACTACACCTATCCAAAAATATTAGGAATTCCATTAGCAACTACACATGATTCCTCATCTGCTTGGTACACATCAATGAGTGTGATTGCTACTGATTATGATAATGACAATCAAAATATACTAAGTAAAAATGTTCCAACGTATATTCAAGAAGATGAGTTCTCTGGTGATTTTGTAACCTTTACAGAAATGATTGGTCACCAGTTTGATAATGTAAAAACATATATTACAAACTTAGAAAATATATCTTCTAGATACCCCAAGGTTGACGAAGAAATTTCTGGTGATATGGCTAAGAAGGTTCTTGAGTCATTTGGAATTAGCGCTCCAAGTATTGCCAGTGTAGAAAAGCTGATAAATTATGTAACGGGTAATAATACAAATGACCCATACAAAGATATCGCTAATGAATATTATAAGAGATATTTACACGCACTACCATTCCTACTAAGAACTAAGGGAACAAAACAATCCGTTCATTCGTTGTTAAACGTATTTGGAATCAATCCAGATTTAATTACAATAAAAGAAAATATATCAGGCAGATACACAAGTTTAGAACCAAAGAAAGTAACTACAACTGAACAAGATTTTGTTTTAAATGTTCCAAGTGGTTCATATCTAGTTGTTCCATTTAGCTCAAGTTTGAGAGAACCACAAACAATACAATCTACTTTTGCTTTAATAGACGACAGAACACAACCTGTATTTAGATTTGATAATGATTACACAATTCAAGCAACATATCATCCAGACGGTTCTACAAATACCTACTATGCCAACACAGGTAGGATTGACCTTATGTCTGCATCGGTTGCATTGGTCACCAGTAGTTATTTTGATTTGTTTGACGCAAACTATGTCTCACTGCAATTAAAATATGATAGTGCTGGTGCTATACTTGACATTAGAAAAATAGAAAACGAGGACACAACCTTCACACAATCATTACAAGAAACTCAAATGAGTATGAGTGCTGATTGGTCGGGGTTAGAAGAACTGTATATCGGTATTCCCGCCGCTTCTGCTAGTGGTGCTGAATACACAAGTGCTTCTCTTGACGAGTTTAGAATGTGGGGAGACACAATAACAGAAGCTAAGTTTATTGAGTTTGCAGAAAACCCCGGTATGTATGCCGGTAATACTTATACATCTTCTCTAGAAGACTTATATGTTAGACTATCATTTAACTTACCAACGGATGTTAATACAACTGG